GGGGGACTTCGGAGCTTGCAACACACATGGAGACAAAAGATGACTGCGAGAACCAGAGAGAGGGATAAGGCACCTGAGTACGAGGACCTTGTCATGGTAAATGACATGGGTCCTGGTGACTGGGGTACTTATCCTTATCCTCCTGTTTCGTACCTGAGCTTTTCCCAACACGAAAGTATGAGTGACGTTGTCACAAAAAACTGGCGTGGTAAGATTTCTCAGGGAGCTATCATCAATAATCCTTGTGTTTATGAGAGTAAGCGGGTGAGCATGAGCTGGCCATATGGAGCTCCAAAAGAGCAAAATGTGTTCATTTCAGGCCCATCAGGGACTTGGGACGCGGTAGCTAGCGGTAATTACACCGCTGCAATGATGCAGGTTTTTAACCCATATTTATGGGATAAAAACGAAGCTACTGTTCCTAATTTCGACGCGGAAGCCGACGCCAAACAGAGATGTTTGGGTCGTGTTGACTCTACTCCATACGAGTTCTTTGAAGATCTTCTTGAGATCCGGGAAACCTTACAGTTTCTATCGGGTCCCTTGAAAGGCATTTCCGATCTGGCCAAAGCGTTCCAGCAGAAGTATTACCGTATCCAAAAGATAGAGCAGGGCGAGGACTTAGTCCGCGCTCTCGCAAATCTATGGAATCAGTACCGCTTCGCGTTCTTACCACTCCTTAGATCCGTTACGGGTCTTTGGGATGTGTACGAGCGTTGGAATGACATAGAGCGTCCCGCGCGGAGAAATTCGCACGGGAGGAGTGAGTCGGCGCTCGCAAGAACGCCAACTTTCTCTTCAACTCTATGGGCCGGACGTTACTATGCTTATTGGTATAAGAATAGTTTCGCCCAAAAGAAAGGCCATGCCACAATCATCTATGAGGTGACAAACCCCCTAGTTGATTGGAAATTCAAACTCGGACTAAGGTCGAAAGACATACCAAAGGTGGCTTGGGAAATTATCCCATTGTCATTCTTGGTAGATCGGTTGTTTGATGTTAAGCACATGATCATGGGCTTACTCAATCTGGCCGATCCGTCTGTTGCAATCCTAGCCGGTAGCTATACTGAACGTACTGAGAAGAAGCTAGACTTTAGCTGCTATCAGATAAACGATCTTTATAGCTATTTCACCTGGAATATCGCGAAACGTGGAGCAGTCTCTGTTGAGAACTACTCTTACGAACGCGAAGTCTGGGCTCCGTCCGTCCTCGACATATTCCCTGTGTGGGATCCACACGGGCTTGTCAAGGATGTCACTAAAGTTCTTGATCTGATAGCAGTCACAATTTCGCGACTGCCCCATTAGGTCAATACAAAACCCAAAGGTAAGCATTATGTCTTTATCAAATGCAAGCGTTCTGAGTGGTGCCACTATGGCACCTTCAGGTGGATCGGCGATCACGTTTTCAAGCTCCGGTATCTCTAACGGCGCTAACATGATCTACTGTACCTCAGATACTGATCTGAGAACACGTAGAACCATGGTAGCCTCCGTAAAAGATCCGAAGCCCTCGACGGGCGCGCCGAATAACTCAACTCAAGCCAGAGCGACGATCGTATTTAAATCGCCGCTGGAGCTCGACAACGGCAACGTGACTGTGAATACAGTCCGCGTTGAAGTTGCCTACGACCCAGAGACTACGTCTGCTGAGTTGGATGAGCTCCTTGTGATTGGGAGTCAGATTCTAAATGACTCCGATTTCACTGCTGTCTTCAAGAACCTTTCCTTAGCTTGAGCATCTTTCGAGATGAACAGGCAAGGATGGCTGTCCGTCATCATTAACATGTTGACGGTACTGTTCCGGGCTCTTGTTTCTCCTAATGACGCTGCAAATACTTTGCGCGAAATGAAAGAGAAAGAGAAGAAGTAGTTATTCCACTTAATTTCCACAAACAGGAGATATTCCAATGCGGAAACGAGCTAAGATCTTTAGTCCTGATGAGATCAAAACACTGGTCAGTCAGGCATTAACTCGCGACATACCTCTCAACTCACATGTGTATGAGAGAGAGTATGATCCCTTAGAGCTGGCCCGATTCAGGGCGGTGCACGAGCTGGACAAGAAATATGTATCCACTCGTAATAGGGATGAGATGCTCGCGGTCGATGCATACCTCAAATTTTTATTTGTTAATATGCATATGGTAGAATCTGATGAGGAGTTAATCCTCCCAGATCTTACCATTGAAAGACCGCAATCAACAGATTATATTCTCGATCGTTGTTTAAAACGAGCGAGGCTGTTGATGCATAACGTCCTTACACCTTTGAGCGAAGATGAATGGTTCTATGCTTGTAAGCATGGAGCCGGCTCCTCGGTTGGTGTCCCTTTTAGGGATACCAGTCTTGAAGCGAAATCTAAGCTCCCCTGGTCGGTTACCGATAGGGTTATCCCTATACTAGAGCGTTACCTTGAATTCGACAGTCAGTTGAATTCAGCTGTTATTGCTTATAACAGCGCAACCCCTGTCGGGGGCTGGTACCGCAGTGTAAAGGGTTCGCGTGCTACTACCGTTGCCAAGTCGAAATCAATCGACCGCATGATCGCCATCGAACCTACTGGGAATATGTTTTTCCAGCAAGGCTTGATGGAGTGCCTTTATCGGCGTATGCGGAAAATTGGCTTGGCCGTCGAGACTCTACCCGACATACACAAGGAAAGAGCTAGACTAGCCTCTATAACTTCGAAAGAAGCTACTATTGACTGGTCATCTGCCTCTGATTGTGTGAGTCGCAAGCTATTAAGGTGGTTATTACCTCCTGCGTGGTTTGATGTAGTCGACTTAGTGAGGTCGCCCTCCATCCTAATGGATGGTGATTGGGTTGACCTTTCTATGTTTTCTACTATGGGAAATGCGGTAACCTTTCCGCTAGAGACCCTCGTTTTCTACACCCTCGGGATGGCAACCATCTTACAGAAACAGGGTACACTAAGTCACTTTCCGGAATGGAAAGATCGACACTTGTGCTCCGTTTTTGGTGATGATTGCATTGTCCCGTCCGACACTGCACATACATTTATCTCTGTGTGTGAGAGTGTTGGCTTCATCGTTAATGAGGAGAAATCCTTTTACGACGAAGGTGGGTTTAGAGAGAGCTGCGGTGGTGATTACCTCCGTGGTTACGACGTTAGGCCTTTTAATCTCAAGGCCCCCACCTCAGTGAGACGCTCCGCCTTGGAACCATGGCTGTATGTTATAGGCAACGGACTTTTAAAGAAGTACATTTCGTGCTTCGGAGTCCGTGACTATATCTATCAACCAGGGTTCTGGACAGAGTATTTCTTACTGTTTAGGAAGTACGACATACCCGTTAAGGTAGTCCCTTCCTTCTTTCCCGATGACGCCGGGCTCAAAATCAGTAATGATCTAGAGCGCTTTGTCGCCAATTATGCGTTCTCAATGAGTCGCATAGGAGTCGACAGACACGGATCGTACGACTTTCGTTTCTGTAGGTTTAATTACAAACAGAACGCCAGCCGTGTCGATGACCTCCACTACGTTACCTGGCTTAAAATGCCAGGTGGTGAGCGGGGGCCGTGGTGGTATCAACGGAGAAAAGGTGGTTACGTAGTAGCGAAGGGGAGGACAGGACATTTCTCTGTCCCGAATGTCAATAACATTCGGCGTCCCCGACAATAAACACGG